GTACGGAGTACGCAGATATTCCTAAGAATATTAAAGAGCAAATTGATGTATTCTCGGCTTATTCCACCACTTCAAATTTCACTTATAGTACCACTTCAGAGCTTTGGAGTTATTCCGGAGGCGATTTGTACAGGAATGAAGGACTTTCGCTCAAAAACGCTAGTGGAAAAAAGATTTACGTGGAGGAAGTTTCCAAAGGAACGGAACTCAATAATCTGATAAACTCCAAGATAAACATGCCTACTGTCACCTACCCTATTTGTGTAAAAATAGGAAATGGATTTAGGGTGTACCCAACGGTTTCTGCCGGATACAGCTTAGAACTTCTTTATATCAGAACACCTAAAACTCCTAAATGGACTTATATAACAGTAAATGGCAATCCTATTTACAACGCCGGAGCCGGAGATAGACAAGACATTGAGCTTGATGAAAGCCTGTTTTCGTTATTTATTATCAAAGTAATGGCTTACAGCGGAGTTTCGGTGCGTGAGCAAGATGTAGTGGCCGCCGCTGCCAATGCCGAAGTAACTATTGACCAAAAACAATCTTAAGATATGGCTTCTCAAAATCCGCAAATTTATTACGAAGATGAAACACAACACGGCTCCTACGTTTATGTAACGCTAGAAGAAATGGTGCTGAACTTTATTGCCAACTACTGTGGTGATGGATATTTACTCGTAAACCCAAGCAGAAGTCGTATCGTCTATCAATTTAAGCAGGGAATCAAGAAGTTTTCTATGAATGCGTTGCGTGAAGTAAAAGCAGTAGAATTAGAGCTTGGAGATACATTAGATATTATCCTGCCTCCGGATTACGTGAACTACACTAGAATCTCTTATGTGAATCCAGAAACAGGAGATTTAATGATTTTATCTACGAACCCAAATTCACCACAAGCAATCGCGCCTTTGCAAGACCATACTGCGGCATTATTATTTGATGACAATGGTTTTGTGCTTGAAGGCTCTACTTATTTCGCATTATTAAACGATAAAGTAACTCAAAGAAATATAATAGGCAATTACGGCGACACGGTAGATTTTGGATTTGACACGACTCAAAATGCTAATGGAACTTTTAATATTGATACAAGGGCCGGAAAGATACATTTTAGCTCCGATAATGCCAGTAGAGTAATAATGCTAGAATACATTTCAGACGGCTTGGAATATAGCAACGAAAGCGATATTAAGGTTTCTAAATTAGCTGAAGAAGCCCTATATAATTTTGTTAACTATGAATTGGTTCGAAATATATTTGGAGTGCCAATGTACGAGAAAAATGAAGTTAAGAAAGTATGGTTTGCTAGCTATAAAAACGCGAAAATTGCTATCATGAATATTAAAATTAGCGATGTAATGTTATGCCTTAACGCAAAACGAAAACACATAAGGTAGTATGAAATTACAAAATACATTCTCGAAAGGTACTGTAAATAAGGACGTCGATTCTCGTTTTGTAGATTCGTCGGAATTGATTGATGCAGAAAACTTTTTTGTGACTACAGTTGATGGAGTTAGTGGCGGAGTTGGGAAAAACGCCTTGGGGAATTCTTTGAAAACTGCCTACGGAATTACGGGAGCCAAAACAGTAGGTGTAGGTAGTGATACGTCAAGAAACAAAGTCTACAATTGTATCAAAGGAACTAATCACGATTATATTATTGAATACGACATAGATACTCAAGTTTCGGCGATTGTGGTACAATCGACAACCGGTACGCGATTAAACTTTAAAACAGGCGAAAGAATACGAAATATAGATATTATTGTAAGCGGAATTCCATACGATGCCGTAACGCAACAAGGCGGGAATTTAATAATGCTTTCCGGGGATAGCAATCCTCCAAGAATACTTAATATCGAAAGAGCTAAAACTTGGGGTGTTGACGGATTTTTGGCGGAAGAAATTATGCTGATAAAAGCACCTCCGTTATATCCTCCGGTAGTAGAACAAGTAAATACTCTTGAATCGAAAGATAACTACATGGAAGATAAGTTCCTATCTTTCTCTTACCGATATAAATATAAAGATGGATATCATTCCGTATTTTCGCCTTGGCAAGCGTACTCGTTTACTCCAGGTAAATTTGAATTAGACTTTGCCTCGTTTGAAAACAAAGGAATGCTAAACGTTTTCAACGCGTGTAATATTTCTTTCAATACAGGGCCACGAGAAGTTATGGGTGTGGATTTATTGTTTAAAGAGAGTAATTCTGATATTATTTACTGTATCGATAAGTACATTAAAAAAGAGGAATTATGGCTAGATAATGTGGTAAAAACGATTCGATTTAGCAATAGTAAAGTGTATTCAATAATTGATAAGGATCAGTATTACAGAAGCATGGATTATGTTCCGGAGAATACGATCGCTCAGACTACAGCCGGAAACAGAGCTTTTTTCGCTAATTATAAAGACGGAAAAAATCTAATCGATAAAAACGGAGCCAAAGTAATAATGGATTATTCAGTAGGTGTTGTTTCTACAGAGAATCAATCTATTATGGCCGTAAAAACTAAAACAACTGGGGTTTCTCCTTATGACGCTTCGGTTATTGCGGATGGTAGAGTTCGGATAGATTTTACAGGAGCTTCTTTTGTTAAAGGAGCCAGCGTAGGTATTTACTTTGACTTAAAATCAATTGCGATTAATCCTCAAATTTCCCCGGCAAGGCCTATTGCAACTTTTAAAAACACTTATTACTCCATACTCTCCAATAATTACGCTACTATTCAAGACTTAATAAATGATGGTACGAACGGTTTTAAGTCGGGTATATTGGGTTATTTTAGTGATTTATTCAAATTCGGAATAACACCACCGCCCAATACTAATACTTCTCCACCTTACACTTTTAATGGTTTTAACCTTACCATAATTAGTGCCAATGTAATTGAAATTTCGCTGCCAACTATGCGCTATGAGACAATTGTACCTGCGCCTGGACCGAATACTTTTATCAAAGAATATTATCAAGACAATAATACAAGCGCAGGAGTAGAAAGTGTAGGTGTTAAAGGAAGCATGAGGTCGTACAGAAGTTATGAGATTTGCCAAATATACAAAGATGCTCAAGGCCGAAAAACTACTGCGTTAACCAGTAACAACAACACTATATTCATTCCTTTGGCCAATAGCGTGACAAGGAATAGAATAAAAGTAACAATTCCCGCTGGGCAAAAACCTCCAAAATGGGCTACTACCTATAAATTTGGAATAAAAGAAAACAAAGGTTCCTACGAAGAAATTTACGCGAGTATTTTTTATGCGGATGGCGTTTTCAGATGGATTCGCTTGGATGGGACAAATAAAAATAAAGTTCAAGAAGGAGATACTTTATTGGTTAAAAAAGACATTTCGAACGTATTGAGTACCCCTACTCTTGTGAAAGTATTAGAAGTTAAACTACAGGAGAAAGATTTTATTACCGGTAATTTAGATGGTGTTGGCGTTGCTATTTCAGAAACGGCAGGATTGTACATGAAAATAAGACCGGGCAATTTCAGTATTGATTATTCGCCTAATGACTTTCGTAATTTTGACCTTCATGCAGGAACGGTAAACGGAACTCCTTCGCTAAAATTTGATATTCCTAACGCAATTCCGGAAGGTTCCGTAATATCATTTGATTTACATAGTGATTACCACCGTGATAGAGATTTCAATGATTACAAAGGGGATTTTATAGCCAACGGTAATTACGCTAACTTTAAGGCGTTTTACGATGCTCAGATAGCTAGTGTTGCTTTTATTGGTGTTGGAGCAGGTCGTACGTTTCCAAAAGTGATGAATTCTAACACGGAGCTTCAGATTACAGGTACATCGGCAGGAGTTAATTCATGGGCAAATCGTAGGGGTTTTTTAGATGCTAAAATTACGATTAGAACCGTTAGTGGGTATTTTATATTTGAAACAATCGGAAAAGAAACCGAGAATAATACCTTCTATGAAACTCCGGATGTATTTACCGTAGTGTCTGGGGAGCATGAATTTACGGATCATATATTAGACAAAACATTCAACTGTTACACACAAGGAAACGGAGCTGAAAGCCACCAAATACGCGATGCTTTTAATGCTAAACACATTAGTATTGACTTCTCGCCTACCGCAGTGGGAATTGACGAATATAAAGAAGTAAACAGACCCGTAGATATTACGTATTCAGGAGTGTATAATTCCGGTACTAATGTAAATAAGTTAAATGAATTCAATTTATCATTGGCAAATTTCAAGGATGATATTGATAAATCCTACGGTGCTATTTACAAGATAAAAGGTAAAGAAACAAACTTGCAAGTGTATCAAGAGTCTAAAGATTCACAAGTATTCTACGGTAAGGATATTTTGCTTAACGCCGACGGAAGCTCAAACTTATCTCAAATATCAGAGGTGTTGGGAAGCCAAGATTTATACGAAGGAGATTTTGGCATCAGTACTCATTCTGATAGTTATGACAGCTATGGAAATAGCAGTTACCATACAGATGTAAGCCGAGGCGTTGTAATTAAAAAAGCAAACAATGGGCTATTTGAGATTTCGGGACAAGGATTAAAGAATTATTTCAAAACTTTGTTCAGAGATAATGTGATTAATCACGTAAACGGGACCTACGATCAATTTAATGATGTGTATGTTTTGAATATCCAATACAACACTTCGTCCTATGTTACTTGGGTGTATAGCGATAAAGACAATGGATGGTTAGGTAGAATGACGTTTAATCCCGAAGATATGTGTTGTATCAACGGAAAGTTTTTAGCCTTTAAAAACGGTGAAATCTACGAACACAACCAATTGACCGGAAGAAACACTTTCTTTGGGGTAGAATACCCAAGTAAATTTACGTTTAATTTCTCGCAAAATCCGAGTGAAAGAAAGATTTATAAAACCACCGAAATTGAAGGAACAGACGCTTGGCAATTAGCCTTGGAAACGGATTTAGACAAAGGCTACGTGAACGCTGCCGACTTCGAAAAACAAGAAGGTGTTTTTAGAGCGTACACGAGAACTTCTAATGATGCAATTGACTCTTCCTTACTATCATGTCAAGGAATAGGAAATTGTACGATAAATGGGCTTGTATTGAGTTTTGGATTTACTTTAGATGATGTGATTTCTATCGGGGACGAAATCAGAAATAGTAACTTGCTTTTAGTAGGAACGATTTTGAGTAAAACTAAAAACTCCCTAACGCTGAACGCCGTAGCAAATATTGTAAACGGAGACTTTGTTTTATGCGCTAAACCGCAGTCTGCTGAAAGTCCAGGACTTTTAGGATACAATATGATAGTTACTGCTACACTAAGTAAAAATACGAAGGCGGAAGTGTATGCTATTAATACGGAGACGAGTAAGAGTTTTGTTTAATTTATTCAACAACAACCGTTTGTTGTTGAATAATTAATATCTTTGTTGAACTAAATCAACTCAAATGGAATTCAGAGTACATAAACATTCGAAAGCGGAGTTTTACCCAATTTTCTGCAAATGGTTAGAGGGGCATAATTTCCCTGCAATAAGTGATTTAATCCTTCCTGAGAATGTGTTTATATGTTATTCAGATGAAGTTCCGGTGTATTGTATTTGGGTTTATTTCACAGATTCGAAGCTTTGTTGGATTGCATTTCCGGCGAGTAATAAGAATGTAAATTATAAAAAGAAGATTGGCGGAATGGAGTTTTTGTTAGAATCCGTCCTGAAATATTGTAAACGAAAGAAAATACTAACCGTGATTACGACTTCCGGTACTCAGGCAATTATTGATCCGCTATTAAAAGTGGGTTTTGATTTAGGAGATTCGGAGGTTAGTCACTACGTAAAAAAAATATAACTATGGGAGCAGCCACAGCGGTAAGCGCAGGAGCCGGAGCATTAAGCGCAGTAACCGGAGCAATATCTACATTCTCAGAAATGGCGAATAAGAAGAAAATTGCAAAAGAAATCAATAAGATAAAAGAAACTCCATTGACAAACATCGCCGATGGTATGCAGGTATCTACATTAGGAGCCGACCTTAAAAGAGAGAAGCAAGCGCAATTAGCCGCGACTCAAACCAGTGCTTTGCAAGATGGCGGGGCAAGGTCTTTAATTGGCGGAATCGGAAGAGTTTCGGCCGCAAGCCAAGATGTGAATGACTCTATTGCAGCGAATCTCGACGAGCAACAAAATAATATCACCAATGTAAGAGCGCAAGACGAACAACGAATTCAAATGACCAAAGACCAAAGACAAGCGAATAAACTTGCTGCTTTATCTAGTCAATATAGTGCAGCGAGCCAAAACCAAGCGCAAGGAATAGCGAATATTGCTCAAGGAGCTGGAATGGCAGGAAACGCATTAGCAAATGCTCCGGCTCGTGAACCAAAAGCACCAAAAACACCAAAAGTAAAAACAGTCTAATTATGGCAGGAGTAATAGGTAGTTCAGGAGGAGGATATGCAACGGTAAACCCGACTCAAGGGAATCCAATGGGCGAAGCTTTACAAAATGTAGAAAACTCCGCATTTAGATATAATGCTCAGAGAATGAATAACGAGCAAGCGCGTCAAAATGCAGAGCAGGAAAAACGTAATGCGCGAACTAAAGAGATAGAAGTTTCGGATAAATACAAAAAAGACAATCCATTTATAGCTACTGGAGTTACTGATATTGATTCTCAAAATAGAGCATCATTAGAAAACGCTATGAATGCTAGAAATGAAGCGGTTAATAATTACACTGCTACTAACGACCCAAAATACAAAGCTGCAATATCTAGAATTGATTCTGGAGTAAATGAGATGAAGACTTTTGCGGATGCTTATAATACGCATGTAAAATCAGTTACAGAAGGAACCGCCAACGGGACGTATAATATAAATTCAGCGAAAGTGAAAGCGTCGGGCATTGATGAAACTCACGGTAAAATAGTGAGAAGATTTGATAAGGATGGAAATTCTGTATTTGATGTTTTTAAAACGGATGATGAAGGGGTAGTCTCAGTTGTCAAACAAGGCTTAAACTCAAAACAACTTATTGAATACAACACTCCTGTAAAAGCGTTTCATATCGACGGGTTAAACAGCCCCCCAGGATTTAAAGGAAAAACACTTGTTGATGCCTTTAATGTGAATGTAGATAAACCATTGACCGAATACATAGGTAAAGGATTAGATAGAAAAAAGAAAGTTTACAGTCCAAATGCTCCACAAGTAGCAAAAACTATGGCGGAAACTTCTGTGAAAAGCAAAGATAATTTATACGAGATTTTTACTAGAATGGGACTTGACCCCGAAGACCAAAGCAATTATGATAAACCGGAAATTGTAGAAAATGCTAAAAACTACTTAGAGAAGTTATTGTTAGCAAACTCCCCTGAAGTCGTAAGCGAAGACCCTGATATTGCATTAGCAAGTCTTGAACAAAGAAAAAATCAAGATGCTGAAAGTAATAGGAGGTCTGATAGGTCGTTTAACAAAGAGAATAAAGAAAAAAAAACTGTTTCTACTGTTCAAGCGGTAAACCTTGCAGGAAATCCTGTTTTTGATAAAGCTGGGGAACCAGTAATGATTACAAGAACATCTATTACTACAGAGTATAATGAAAATGAGAAGCCTAAGTCGAAGACACCAGACAAACCTAAAGCAAAAGAAGCTCCAAAAGCGAAAGCATATTCTACTACTCAAGAAAATGCAATCAAAGCAGCTTTGAAAAAGAATCCAGGGTATACGAGAAAAGAAATAGTAGCCGCTTTAAAACTATAAAAAACACTTATGTTACAACCTAGAAAACCATTAGATTTAAGTGACGCAAATGAAATTCTTAAAAAAGAACGCCCCGCTTTGGATTTATCAGAAGCCGAAAATATATTAAAAAAAAAAGATTCTACTATTCCAATGGAAAAATTGGTTTCGGGAACGCCTACTGGTTCTTTGGATGGCACAAATATTAAAATGAAAACTTTTAACGGTTTATCAAATGCGGAATTAAAAAAAATAAATTCGCATGATAAACCG